TTAGAGGAGAGGGTGAGGGAATTAGAGAGACCGACGATAGCATACAGGCGCCCGAAGGCGAGTGAGTATGAAAGTTTGTCAAACACTCTAGATTATTTGCACAATAGTATAGAGGAGATGAGATGCCAAATATTGTTGGACCAGAGACAGTAGACACACCTAGTACTGATGGGAATTGTGCATATGCTGCAGCGCCATTAGGAGGTACGCCGTATGTATCACCTAATGTTGTTATAGAGGGACAACCAGCAAGGATATATAATTCGTTGAATTTACCTGCGAGCTCGCAGCCTGCGAGTGTAGCAGGAGTAAAGATAAATCCATTAATACCTTTGCCATGTCAACCAGGGATGCGAAGGATCGATCCAGTAGTAAACAAGACGGTGTTTATAAATGGACAATTATTCGCAGTTACTGGAGACGAGGCAGATTTAGTGACTGGGATATCAACACCAAGGACCTTGACAGGACCGTTTAGTTATCCTACAATACAGATTGGAACACAAACCTTAGGAGAATAGTTATGGCACGAAGCAAAGTTGGAATTAGCGGTAAGCAGATTATTGAATCTAAACCGAAGGGCACACGACAGGGTGAAGGGCAACATACAAAGTATGCTGCAACAAGTCGTAACAAAGCACGTAAAGCATATAGAGGACAAGGAAAGTAATGAAAGATTTACTGTTCATCTCACAGGATAAAGAGATGGCACTTATACAGGAGATGACATACAAGATTCAGATGTCAGATTGGGATATACACCCAAGTAAGACATGTTTTTTGTGTGTTTCTCCTGATTATTCTAGTATTGTCACCCAACATCTCTCGCATTCATTATCAATGGATCGGGAGATTTTTCATATTGAGGCAGTCAATGTGCCATTTCCTGATGAAGATATTACGAAGTATAGGATTGACTTTGAGATAAACCTTGCACAGTGGATATTAGAGTGGGATAACTTTGTATTATGTGAAGCAGGTGTTATCCGAGGAGGTAATTATACATGGATTACTGATTGTATTAAGAAGTATAATGATCTTTGTGGGAAGAATTATTATACGTTATCACTTTGTGAGAATATAAGTAGTAAATATAAGAGTGATCTGGTTTCACTATATTATGATGATACTGTGAAAGATTTACATTTCTGGTGGGAGAGACCGAATAATCACTGGGCATGAGTGCCGAAACCGAAAATCCGACTTTAAAGGGATAGTAACCCCTTAAAAAGTTCTAGATAACATCTAGCGGAGAAAAAGGATGGGATTATACCCAGTAGATAAAGGAAATGAATTTCTTGAAGAAGGTAAAACACTTATCACCGAACATGATAGTGAGAAGTACCTGAGACAGCACAGAAGGGCAAAGAAACGTGATGAACTATATGATCTACCAGAAGATCGTTACTCACGTCCTTGTGGCGGTTCTGGAGGGTTTGATGACTTTGTGGAGCGTTGGCACGAGTGAATAAATAATTGCAGCCTATTGCTGTGTATAGATGTCAACCTTTCAGACATTCAAGGATTTGAGTGTTACATTTAAGAAGCATCCTGTTACGAATGATCTAGTAACTGTAAAAGATAAAGCTGCTATTGTTCAGGCAATAACAGGATTGCTTCTTACAAGAAAGGGTGAAAGACCATTTCAACCAGAGTTGGGATGTGGTATTCAGAATATATTATTTGAACCATTAGATTTTGGTAGTGCTGGTATCATCAGATCTGAGATTCGTGATGTATTGAATCGTTATGAACCACGAATTGATGTAGATTCGATCAGATGTACACCAGATGAAATGAATAATGGGTATGAAGTTGAATTGACATATACTATTATTGGAAGAGATGATGCACCAATAGCAGTAGAATTCTTCTTAGAGCGTACACGATAATGCCATATACTCAGGTTGCAAACTTAGATTTTGAAGATATAAAAGATGCTCTAAAGGATTATCTTAGAGCACAATCAGATTTTACTGATTATGACTTTGAAGGATCAGCACTATCTGTGTTGATTGATACTCTTGCCTATAACACGTATTATACGGCATTTAACACCAACATGGTGGTGAATGAACTATTCATAGATTCTGCCACCTTACGAGACAACGTAGTAGCATTAGCGAAGCAATTAGGATACAGACCGAAGAGTATCACTTCACCTACTGCTTATATTTCGTTTACTGTAAATTATACAAATCCAACAACTGATACTGAGTTATTATTGAAGAAAGGAACGGGATTTATTGCCTCGTTTGATAATAACATCTATCAATATGTTGTATTAGATGATGTAAAGGCACAAGTTGTAAATCAGACTGCAGTATTTACAGATGTTCCCATTAGAGAGGGAACACAGATCACAAATACATTTGTAATCAATACTGCATTAAAATCACAGAGATTTATTCTAGATAACCAGAATATTGATACAAATACGATTAGAGTAAAGGTATTTCCTACTGGTGGATCATTCAACGAAGAATATTTGGTATCTGATAACATCTTAGGAGTAGATGGATTATCAAAGATCTTTTTCTTAGATGAGATTGATGATGAGAGATATGAGATTCTGTTTGGTGATGGTGTTATTGGTAAGAAATTAGATAATGGAGCAAGAGTAGAAGTTTCTTATATTACTACTGCAGGACCAGAGACAAATGGAGTAAAGACATTTGTATTCTCTGGTGTATTAGAGAATCCTGATGGTGTATCACCAAATTCATTTGATGTAACGATCAATTCCACTATTGCATCTTCTGGTGGTGAGGAGATGGAATCCATCAGTAAGATCAAGTTTAATGCACCAAAAACTTATGGTACGCAGAATCGTGCTGTGACTGCAAGTGATTATGATGCAATTGTACGTAATGTATATCCAGCAGTAAGTGATATCATTATCTTTGGAGGAGAGGAGCAAGATCCTCCAAGTTATGGTAAAGTCTTTGTTGTACTAAAACCAACAAATGCTGGATATCTTTCTTCAATTACAAAAAATGAAATCATTTCAGAATTGAAGAAGTTTACTGTTGCTTCTATTCAACCAGAGATTCTAGATCCATCTATCTTGTATGTTGAACTTAGCAGCAAGATTTTCTACAATACATCAATTACAAATCAAACTCCTGCTCAGATCAGAGACAAAGTTATTGGATCAGTTCAGGATTATCTAGAAACTTCTAATGTAGAGAAGTTCAACGGTAAGTTTAGATATAGTAAAGTAGTTGGTGTCATAGACAATTCAGATCGTAGCATCACATCTAATCTTACATCTGTAACTATGAGGAAAGATTTCTTCCCTCAGTTGAATTCAACCTTCTATTATGAAGTATGTTTCCAGAATGCATTTGATGTAGATTGCGATGATCCAGTCCTTTCTACAACTGCATTTAGAGTTACTGAGTATCCCAATTTTGATGTGTATTTAGAAGACAGGGATGGCAAAATTGTCCTATATAGACTAGACCCTCTAACTGGTGAAAAAGTTGTTCTGAACAAAGAAATTGGTGATATTGATTACGCAAAAGGTGAAGTAAAATTATACAATTTGACTATTATTAAAGGCAGCTTTACAGACAATAGAATTTCAGTAAGAGTAAAACCACTATCTAATGATATCAAGGCACTTCGTGAAGTTTACCTTGATGTTGATGTTGCAAATTCAAGTTTCGTTGCTTACAAAGAGTAATTAGATGAACGTAAAGACCAAGAGAATTTCTACTCTTATTGAATCTCAACTACCCGAGTTCATCTCTACAGAGTATGAACTTTTTGGGAAGTTTGTTGAAAAATACTACGAGTCACAAGAAGTACAAGGTGGTACTTTAGATGTGATCAATAATATCCAAAAATATTTGGATATAGATTTTTATGAGAAAAATATTCTTAAGCAAAATGATTCTCTAGCTTCTTCTGTTACTTCATCAGATAAGACTATTACTCTAAATGATGCTTCTTCATTTCCAGAGAAGAATGGATATGTAAGAATTGGCGAAGAAATTATTTTTTATGCAACTAGAAATGACACTCAGTTGTTGGAGTGCTCTAGAGGAGTAAGTGGCAATACTACATTAGGAGATCTATACAATTCTTCTAGTTTTCAATCCACTATTGCAGAACCACATTCTGTTGGTGATACTGTATATAATATCAGCAATCTGTTTTTATATGCATTTGTAAGAAACTTTGAGTCGCAGTATCTTGCATCATTCCCAGAAAAATATCTAAAGAGTGATGTAGACAAGAGAACTCTGATTAAAAACATTCAGAAGTTCTACAAAGCAAAGGGAACAGAGAGTTCTATTCGCTTTATTTTCAATTCTATTGTTGCTAGGGATATTGAAAATGTTCCTACTACATACAATCCAAAAGATTTTACACTAAAGGCATCAACTTCCGATTGGGAAACTTCGTATTCACTCAAAGTGAAGTTGGTTTCTGGTGATGTTAATGATCTTATTGGTAACCAAATTATTCAGAATGATCCTACATTTGGATATGCATCTGCTATTGTAGATAATGTAAGGAATATTGGTGGAGAAGACGGCGAGCAATTATATCAAATTATATTAAATCCATCTACTGTTAATGGTAACTTTAGAGTATCTACTAGAACAAAATTAGAAAATCCTATTTCTGCAACTGCAACAGAGGGAGATAGAGTTACAGTAGAATCTACTTTAGGGTGGGGTAAGACAGGATCATTTGTAATTGGATCAGAAAGATTTTTCTACGATCAGAAAAACGCAAAGCAATTTTACATCAAGTCCAGAACATCATCTATTTCATATACAGCAGGTAAAGAAATATATGATTATTCTCCAGTAGTATCTGGAAATACTGAAATTATGGTGTTTGGTGTTCTTTATGATTTACAAAAGACTCTAAATCTACCATATTCATCAGTAGGTGATAAGATTGAAAAAACTGAGTCTGGATTTACTACGAGGGATCGTATCATCACAGATCCAGTATCAGGAGCTCTGAGATGGAAAATTAATGATGACAACTCTTCACCAGTCATTCAAACAAATCCAGCACTACAATCTCAAGTAAATAAATTTATTGCAGAAGTTTCTGCAATATATGAAGACGATCAATACTACTATATTTGTTCATCTGGATATCCATCATATGATATATTGTCGTCTTCAGTATCTGCAACTTTAGAAGATCCAAAGAATCTAAAGGTAATCAGAAAATCCCCAATTGAAACTACCGAGATATACGAGACTCCAGCAAATGATGTTGGTGTTTTTGTTGATGGTACACTAGCATTTGGTTATAAGGATGAAGACTTTGTAAGTTATGGAAATATTGTAAAAACAAATGTTACTTCAAAAGGTAACGGATATGTAAATCCTCCATTTGTTCTTATCAATAATGTTCCTGGAAAAGCAGAGTCCTCACTTTTAGGAGAGACTGTAGGTTCCATTACTATTACAAATAACGAAATTTACACAGAAAATCCACAAATTACAATAACTTCTGGAAGAAATGCCGTAGTGAAGGCAGTAGTTACTCGTGGTCAAATTACAAGCTTAGTAATAGAAAATCCAGGAGAATATTATTCAAGTCCTCCTTCTATTGTTATTACTGATACAAATGGCAAAGGAAGATTTGCAGAATATGAAGCTATAGTTTCTAAAGATGGTCAGATTGTTGATTTTACTCAGATAAGCACAGGAAGACTATATGGAGCAAGTACTGTAGAAGTTACTGTTGTTCCACAGGGTTCAGGTGCTACTGCAAGTGCAGAAATCAAAAAGTGGATAAAAAATAGATACAAAAAGAACCAGTCTTCACTTGACACAGCAAATGGTTATGTTTTCAACTTCTTCAACAAAAAGCAATATGGTATTGTAGCAAATCCATTAAAGCTTAGAGCATTAGTTGGAGATAACCTCAATAGTTTATATCAAGAACCATCTACAAAAACTCATTCAAAAATACTTGGATATGCATATGATGGCAATCCAATATATGGACCATTTGGATATTCCGAACCTGGAGATCCATCATCTTCTATTGCCAGATTAGAATCTGGTTATACTTTGAATAGTTCAAGACCTAATGGACCTTCTGTATCTCAGTACCCATTAGGAACCTTTATTGATGACTATACTTGGTCTCAGACTCAGGAAACAGGAAAAACTCGTTTAGATAAGAATAATGGAAGATTTTGTGTAACTCCAGATTATCCAGAAGGAACTTATGCATACTTCATTTCAACTAATTCTTCAAATGCTCCAACCTTCCCATTTATTATAGGAAAGAATTTTTATTCTCTTCCTATAAGTTCTAATTATGATTTCTCAATCTCACAAAATGATATTCCAACAAATAGCAAGAGATTGAATGCCAACAACATTAGTGCTAATGGTTATGGTTCTCAAGCAACAATTCAATCAATCACCAAGGGTTCTATATCATCAGCATTAGTTGAAGATTCACCAGAAACATTCTCAGTTGGGTCTCAATTAGCATTATCTACTACAGGTGGTGGAGAAGGTGCCGCAGCCTCCGTAAGTAAAGTTTTTGGAAGAAATGTAGAAGCGATTGAAAGTGTACAAAATAAAGTTGTACAATTAAAGACAAAATCTCAAATTTATTTCTTTGAAGGTGACACAATCACTCAAGAAAATACTGGTGCTACTGGTGAAATATATGGTAATTCGTTTAGCAC